GGTGCGATAGCTTTTAACAGCACAGGGCCACAGCCCCCAGCGTCAAGGACTGGCGCACTAAGGCTAACAGCGGGTAGCAGTGGCACTGCAATTGCCTATCAAGCCCTGACAACTACGAAGAACAAACAGTACAGGGTTTCTTTTGGTGTTACGTACCCTTCTGGTGGAGACTTAACGCTAAACTTGGGAACCTCTGCAAACGGCACACAGATATCTACAAACAGCGTTACCATTGATGACATCGGTGATTTTAAGTATGTTGAGTTTACTTTTAGTGCTACTGGCACCACTACCTATATTTCTTTTAGTCAGGCGGTAGATACTCAGGTAGACATTGACAATGTTGTTGTGGCCGAAGACTTTCATCCTCACAAGCTTAAATATCTAAGTTACGATGAGTTTCAAGAAACTGTAAAAGAGCGGGATCGTGGCACCAGCATCAGTCGCCTTGGAGTGCCTGACTGTGTGTACAGAACCCAAGATGAGAAGTTTGGGTTGTCACCTGTACCAGATTTAAGCACCTATACTATTGGTTACGAGTACTGGAAAACAACCACTGTATTATCTAGTGACTCCGATACCTCAGACATACCTGCTCGGTACGAACATGCAGTTATTGCAAAGGCCCGTTACTACGCAGCAATCCTTCGCTCTGACACAGCAACAGCCCAAGCTTCTTTGGCAGAATTTGCAGATCACATGAAAAAAATGAGAATAGAACTGGTAAACAAAAAAGATTACTTCAGGGCTGTTTAGTAATGGGACGTTTTAAAAATGTTGGTGCTGCTCTGTCTAGCACAGACCTAACAGTAGTATACACTTGCCCTACTAACTTTACTGCTATTATAAAGGAAATCTTTATTACTAATGTTGACGGCTCTGCCGCAGTGGACATGACACTTAGTTGGACAGACACAAGCGCAAGCGCAACGTATTCTTTGTTAAGCACACAAAGTATTGCCGCAGACAGTCATCTTAGACTTAACGACGCAAGCATTGTACTAGAGTCAGGTGACATACTCAAAGCACAGGCTGGTGCAGCTAACGATGCAGTAGTTTCAGTATTTATTGAAGAATTATTAAGGCCACAGGGTTAGTTATGCCAGATACATCATTACTTTCCCCAGTGACTGTGCCTCTTGGTGGCGGTCTTATTCTTGACCAAGATGACTTTAGCATATCCCCCGGTGCAGCAGTAGAACTACAAAACTTTGAGCCATCTATTAATGGTGGATATCGTAGGCTTAGTGGCACAACTAAGTGGGATAGCAATCAGGTTAACGGTAGTAACGCTATACTTGGAACTAAGATATTTAACAACGGTGTTGTTGCAGCCGCAGGAAACCTAGTAAGGTTTAGCACAGGCAGTGGCTGGTCTACTATCGGTACACGCACTTCTGCTGGTCGTTACAAGTTTGACACGTTTAACTTTAACAACACCAACAAGCTTATTATGGTTGATGATGTCAATCAAGCTGCAACATACGATGGAAGCACTTACACTCTAATTAGTACTACTGGCGCTCCTGCTGATGCTGCTTCTGTTGCTGTGTTTAGAGACCACATCTTTTTTGCAGGGATGTCAACCAACCCACAAGAAATTGTATTTAGCGCACCCTTTGCAGAAACAGATTTTACTGCTGCTAATGGTGCTGGGTCAATTAGAGTAGATACCAGTGTTACGGCACTGAAGGTGTTTCGTGATGTTTTGTACATTTTTGGACTTGATAAAATCTACAAGCTTGCTGGTAGTAGTATTGCAGACTTTCAAGTACAGCCCGTTACTAGAACACTTGGTTGTGCCGATGGGTTTTCTGTTCAAGAGCTAGGTGGCGATCTTATCTTTCTGTCTCTTGACGGACTTAGAACAATTGCTGGTACTGAAAAGATTGGTGACGTTGAGTTAGGAACATTATCTAAGCCTATTCAAAGACGTATCCAAGATGTTGTTGCTAACAGAGCTAACATTACTTCTACTGTTATTCGTAGTAAAAGTCAGTACCGTATTTTTTACCCTGCTTCTGTTAGTTCAGCAGTAGAAGCTAGTAGAGGAGTTTTAGGCACTCTTAAACGGACACCACAGGGCGGTGTTGGTTTTGAGTGGGCAGACACTAAAGGACTTAAACCCTCTTCTATGGACTCTGATTTTATTAGCGGTGTTGAGTACGTTATCGAAGGTGGGTTTGACGGATATGTCAGACAGCAAGAAAGCACTTCTGTATTTACGTTTGATGGTACAAACATTATAGCTTTTTACCGTTCACCAGATTTATCTTTAGGTGATGCTGGAATTAGAAAACTAATGCAGCGGGTAATTCTTAATTATGAAGTTGAAGGAACTATTGCTGCTGAACTAAGAATTAGATACGACTCGGACTCTCTTGATGTTGCACAACCAGAGTCTTTAGATATTACCTCTCCCGGTGGTATTGCTATTTATGGTGGTGCTTCTTCTACATACGCCAGTGCTGTTTATGGCTCAAGCGGTGCCCCTATCTTTAGACAGTCAATCGAAGGCTCTGGTTTTCTTGTCGCTGTAAAAATTAATCACAATAGTTCTAATAGGGCTTTCACACTAAACTCTTACCAGTTTGAATTTACACCCGGAGGAAGACGATAATGGGTACAGGTTACGTAAGGCGCAGTACAACTGAGATAGCCACAGGTGAGGTTATCGAAGCCGCCGACTTTAACAATGAGTTTAACGACATTGTTAGTGCTTTCACAGCATCAACAGGACACTCACATGACGGCACAACTGCTGAAGGCGGTAATGTAACCAAGCTACTTGGTGCTGCAATCACTATTGGTGATGGCTCTTCTGGTGCAGACATTGTTGTAACCTTTGATGGTGAGACAAGCGATGGTGTGCTTACTTGGATGGAAGACGAGGATCACTTTAAGTTTAGTGATGACATTGTTGTAGATGGTACAAAGCGTCTGTACTTTAATGACGAGGGTGGTGAGTATATTCATGGCGACGGTACAGATTTAAATCTGGTATCTGGCGCTGATATCAACATCCCTGCAAACATTGGGTTGACCTTTGGTGATGATGGCGAAAAGATTGAGGGCGACGGCAGTGACCTAACTGTTTCGTCCTCTGCTGTGCTTACACTTGATGCTGGTGGCGGCATTACTATTGACGCAGATAGTGGTACAATTACCTTTGCTGATGGTGGTTCTTCACTTGGTACAATAACCTCAAGTGGTTATAGCGGAACCGCTGCTGTTGCTACCGTTGCCACTACTGTAACTATCACAGACAATGAGTCAACGAATGAGGACAACGCTCTTATTTTCACAGCCGGTGGGGATGTTGATGGAGGTAACATAGGGCTAGAGTCAGACGGAACCCTTACATACAATCCCAGCACAGGTAAAGTAACAGCTACAGGCTTTATAGGTACGCTGACAGGTACTGCTGATACAGCTACTGTTGCTACCACTGTAACTATTACCGACAACGAGTCTACCAACGAAGATAACGCTCTTATCTTTACGGCTGGTGGGGATGTTGACGGCGGTAACATAGGTTTGGAGTCAGACGGCACCCTTACATATAATCCTAGCACGGGCAAAGTAACAGCCACAGGTTTTATAGGTTCCTTAACTGGTACGGCTGATACGGCTACTGTCGCTACTACCGTAACAATTACTGATAATGAATCTACCAATGAGGACAACGCAATTATCTTTACTGCCGGGGGTGATGTAGATGGTGGTAACATTGGATTAGAGTCAGATGGGACGCTGACCTACAACCCAAGCACAGGCAAGATAACTGCAACAGGTTTCATAGGTGCTTTGACTGGTAATGTCACAGGTGATGTCACAGGTGATGTTACGGGCACAGCCGATGTAGCTACCGTTGCCACTACCGTAACCATTACTGATAATGAGTCCACTAACGAAGATAACGCAATTATCTTTACCGCTGGAGGCGATGTTGACGGGGGCAATATAGGACTAGAATCCGATGGTACGCTAACGTACAACCCAAGTACCGGCAAGATTACTGCGACTGGGTTTATTGGAGCATTAACAGGTAATGTAACGGGTAATGTCACGGGTGATGTTACTGGCACAGCAGATGTTGCGACAGTTGCAACGACTGTGACTATTACAGATAATGAGTCTACTAACGAAAGCAATGCTCTTGTCTTTACTGCTGGCGGCGACGTAGATGGTGGCAATCTGGGGCTAGAGTCAGACGGGACGCTAACCTACAATCCTAGCACAGGCAAAGTAACAGCTACAGGATTTATTGGTGGTATTGACGTAAACGGCACCGAGTTGATTCTTGACGCAGATGCCGACACTTCAATCACGGCGGATACGGATGACCAGATCGACATCCGAATTGCTGGGGCAGATGACTTTCAGTTTACTGCTAATACATTTACAGTATCAACTGGTTCTATTATAGCAGTTCCTGACGCTGCTGTTGCAACACCTTCTATCACGAACACAGGTGACCTAAACACAGGCATCTACTTCCCAGCCGCCGATACAATGGGAATCACAACAGGCGGCGTTGAGCAGTTTCGTTTTGGTAGCAATCCCATTCCGGGCGGTGCAAAAAACCTAATTCAAAATGGCGCATTTACTGTAGCACAACGAGGCACCGTCACAGGCATTGGCGGTTCGGGCGATGACAGAATATTGGACAGATGGATGTTCGTAAGCGGTGGAGGAGGCACTGGAAGAGTGAGCGCAAGCCAAGACGCCATGTCCGTAGCGAACAGAGCAGTCACAGGGCAGGGCTATGCGCTCAAGATTGACTGCACCACTGCTGAGTCATCGGTTGCTGCTAGTGAAGCAATGTGGCTGACGCAACGCATTGAAGCTCAAAACTTGCAGCATTTGAAATACGGAAATGCTGCTGCTGAAACTGTAACTCTATCGTTCTGGTTTAGTTCACCGAAAACTGGCGCACACTTTGTTGCAGCCAAGCAGGAAGATGGAACCGACACTTACATTCGAGAGTTCACTATAGCGAGTGCTGATACGTTTGAGTTCTTTCAAGTTACCTTTCCGGGAGACCCAACGGGGACTATCGACAACAACAGTGGCGCAGGTTTCAGCATTACTTTTCCAATCATTAGCGGCTCAACTTACAACGGCACTAAAGACGCTTGGACAGGATCAGCGGCGCAGTACCACACGAGTGATCAGCAGAACCTTCTCGATAACACAGCCAACAACATTTATATCACGGGAGTGCAACTTGAAGTCGGCAACGTCGCCACTGACTTCGCGCATGAGGACATCACACAAACACAGCAGAAGTGTTGGCGTCGTCTGGCAATTCTCAGCGATGGCTCGGGTAGCAAGACGTGGACTTCCGCAGCAGCTTACTCGACAGCAGCTTGTGCTGGTGCGATTTCACTTCCAACGCCAATGGCGTCTGCGCCGACCATGAGTGTGAGCGACGCAGCGCACTGGCAAGCCACCACAAGTTCTGGAAATACGGTAGCAAGCTCAATTTCGTTTGAAGCTCAGATGGCAACTACGACTGGTCAGATAGCCATGTTTTTAACGACCGGCTCAACACCATTTTCCGTTCAAGATGCGGTTCGAATACGAAGCGCAAACTCTTCCTGCCAAATTATAGCGAGTTGTGAATTATGACTATTACCAATCGAAAGTGGCGCGACACAGAAAAGACTGCTATCGAGTGCGTTGTTAACGGCCTTTCTTCGACAGTGCCAGCGACAGAAGAAAATATGCACTACCGTGAAATGATAGCCGATGGAGAATCAATTGCGGACTGGGTTGCACCCGCAGCGACGTGGGGCAGTGTTCGAGCAGAACGAAACCAGCTTTTGAGGGACACTGACTGGCAAGCAAGCAGCGACTACGCAATGAGCGATGCTCAGAAGACCTACCGGCAAGCTCTTAGAGATTTGCCAGCGACAAACTCTGATCCAACGAAAATCGTCTTTCCTGACGCACCGTAGGAAATACTAAATGACAACATTCGTTGACTTGTGGCCTATTATCTCTGGCATCATAGCCGTTGGCGCGATTGGTATAGCCTTTCGTGCAGAGGTACTAGTGCGTATTAAGGTGTTAGAAGAGAAGGTTGCTACTGTATTTAATCTACTGAACAGCAGGGATAGATGATTAGAAAATATATTACACTCTGTCTATTTGCAGTGGCGCTAGTAACGCTATCGTCATCTGCTATAGCACAGACTATGTGCGTTTCTAAGCTTGCTATGATAGAGGCTATGGCAAATAAGTTTAGTGAGCAAGAGACAGAGTACGGTATAGATAATCGTAGCTCAAGCTATGTGGGTGTTTATGTAAACGCCAAAACAAAAACATTTACTTTTACTATGACGCCTAAAGGACAGCCCAGTGTTCTTTGTGCTATTGCTACCGGCACACAATGGGAGCAACTGCCCGGAATATCTAAGGGTATTATATCGGATGGTTCGTTGATTAGTATCTCTTACAATAAAGACTCGGGTCTTTGGCAGTTAATGTACGTTAACAAAATAACAGGTGCTATTTCAATAGTTACCAGTGGCAATTCTTGGGAACGTGTTATTAATCTTAATGCTTCTTCTATTTAAAATAAGGTATAAATAATGGCAAGACTAAACTTGAATAGAGTTCCTTTACAAGAAGGAACAAATGATGGTGCTACAGCATTAAGTGTAGATAAACGTAACGCTCCCATCCTTGACATTATGGGAAGTCAAGCTGTCGAACCTGTCCTTCCCCCCGGAAGTTCTTTTGTTGGCGCAGGACAAGTAGCACAAGCAGATGAGTTTGTTGACCCCACTACTTCTCAAGTTACACCAACTGCTCCTACTGCAACAGTGTCACAGGCTCCTGCTCCCACACTAGTAACTAAACCAACAACACTGACAACACCACAAGTTACCTCTACGGCTGTAGACAGTGCTTTTGGCACTATGGATGCTGCCACACAAGCTGCACCCACCCAAACTATTGCTGCACCAACAGGCACCATTTCTGCTGGGGCTATTCCACAAGCTGCTGTTCAAGATATGGACGAAAAGGCAACAGTCCAGTATCAACTTTCTGAACTGTACAAAACTATTGAGTCTGGTAAACCACTTCCTGCTTGGGCTGCTGGCCCTGCTAGGGCAGCTTCACAAGTCATGCAACAGCGTGGGCTAGGTTCTTCTAGCATGGCTGCTGCTGCCATTGCACAGAACGTCATGGAAGGCGCGATGCCAATTGCTGCCGCTGACGCACAGAGCTACCAAAGACTACAACTAACAAACCTTAACAACGAACAAGCTGCGGCTCTACAAAAAGCAGCAATGTATGCAGGAATGGACACAGCAAATTTAAATTCGCGCTTGACCTCTTCAGTAAATAATGCTAAGAACTTTTTAAGCATTGATTTAGCCATTCTATCTGCAAAACAATCTGCTAATACCGTTAGCTATAACGCTAAAGTACAGGGCATGTTTACAGATCAGGCGCAAGAGAATGCCACACAACAGTTCAATGCAAGAAATGAAATTCAAGTTGAAGAGTTTTTTGCCCAACTAGGCACACAGGTTGACGAAGCAAATGCCAACCGTACTGCTGCTGTTAATCAGTTTAATACCGGACAGAACAATGCTTTGTCACAGTTTAATTCTACTTTGCAAGATAGCCGGGACAAGTTTAACAGCAACATGAGAGCGCAGATTGACCAGTCTAACGCACAGTGGCGGCGTCAGATTAACACTGCAAACACTGCAACACAGAATGAAGTTAACAGAACAAATGCACAGGCGCTTCTTGGGCTGTCTGCTGCGGCACAAAACAATTTGTGGCAGAGTTACCGGGACGAAGCAGCGTGGCTAGTACAAGTAACAGAACGCGCCATTGACCGCGCCCATCAAATTGCTGTTGTTGCTCAAAAAGCTGACATTGCAGAAGACTTGCAGTATGCAGATAATATGGGCAGTGCTATTGGTGCGATTGGTGCTATTGCATTTGAACGGCTGTTCCCAGCTAAATCGTAAAGGATAGAATATTATGGCGCGTCAAAATTATTTTCTTGGTGGTATTGTAGGAGGAATAGCGAAAGCTGTTGGTGGCAGTCTTATATCTAGTTTTTTTGGCGGCGGTGGTGGTAGTCCTAGTGGGGGCGGCAGCGGTAGCTCTGGTGCAGCAGCGTTTTTGCAAATGGCAGAACAGTCATCTGTCAAAGGTCAAGAAGACCTTGAAGCTGCTAGGTATAGAAACAACGCTGCCGCAGAAAAAACTGCTGCTATTCTTAACGGATATTTGCAAGAAATACCCAGAGACCAACGAC